AAAATGGAGAACCACTAGCCATATGATCCAAACGATTTATTTAGAAGTTCCCTTTGACAGATTAAGTTATCTAGAAAGACCTGAATTTATTAATGGAACCGAACAGGGTTTTCATGATACTTTAAAAGCGTCCATGGAAAAACATGGTATGAGAGATCCTGTCTATTGCTGGTACAACAGCAAAGCCTATGGGTCTAAAATAAAAATTATTGTTGGTAATAACCGTATGGTCGTTGCCAAAGAACTCGGCCTTGATCCTATTCGTACGATTATTACGAACTGGAAAGCCGATGAGTTTCCTTTAAAAGGAAAAGAATTCAAAGACGACGAAGAGATTAAATCGCTTTTTCATTTACCTGATCAAATTCATGTCCGAAGAGATAAAAATGGGGACATTGACCAGGTTACACCTCCTCATTTTCCAACGGTCAAGGAGCATTATGTTTAAAGACCCTAAGAAGAAATACGAAATCGTTCGAGGAGCTATCTCCACAGAACTCGCTAATTTTATCTTCAATTATCTCCTGCTTCATCGAGATGCCACTACGCACTTAATGGAACACGGAGTCATTAAAGATCAAGGATCTGGAGGTCTTTTTGGAACCTGGAACGATCCACAAATCCCTAATACGTTTTCCAAATATGGAGATCCTGTTTTAGAAACGTTACAAATGAAATTACTGCCTGTCATGCGTAAGATTACGCAACGGAACTTAATCCCTTGCTACGCTTACGTCAGAGTTTATAAAAAAGGAGACGAGCTCGTTAGACATTTTGATCGAGAAAGTTGTGAAACATCTTGTACCCTCCATCTAGGAGGAGATCCCTGGAAAATCTTCATCGATCCATCAGGCAAGACCGGTGTTAAAAAAGTCATTAACGAGAACAAAGTCGTTCTTAAAAAGAAACCCCCTAAAGGTATTTCCCTGGTCATGAAACCAGGAGATATGCTGGCTTATTGTGGACAGGTGATGGAGCACTGGAGAGAACCTTTTAAAGGCAATGTCCATGCTCAAACATTTATCCATTATAACGACCAGGACGGTCCTCACGGACGCAAAAACCTATTCGACGGAAGACGTTTAATGGGCATTCCTAAGCTACAATACTTTCAAAGATAGTTGATTCCTACCACAATCTAGTATATTTTATCTGGAAACGGATTTTCTATGCTACATAAAATCAGACTAGTACCAGGATTAGACAAGCAATCCTCAGATACAGGAGCAGAAGGTAAATGGGTTAATGCAGATTATACCCGTTTTCGTTATGGCTTTCCTGAAAAAATTGGGGGCTGGGAACAACTTCTTTCAGACAAACTTATAGGCGCGGGCCGTGATCAACACACCTGGGTCGATTTAGCAGGCAACAAGTATGCCGCTATTGGAACCAATAAATGTCTTTACATTTATTTTGAAGGGGCGGTCTATGACATCACTCCTTTAGATGCGACACGTCAGCAAACGAGTGCTACTTTCAGTATGACCAATACTTCAACCACGGTCACCATTACAACATCCTCGGCCCACGGAGCAGAAGCCGGAGATATTATTCTATTAGATGCTGTGACTGTTCCGACTGGAACAGGCTTTAGTGATTCCGATTTTGAAGATATACTCTTTGAAGTGAGCGATGCACCGACTGCCACAACCCTCGAAGTCACGATGGGATCAGCAGCTAGCGGAACGGCTTCTGGCGGAACAACAACGGTTGATTTTTATTATAAAATTGGTCCTCTGATTCAAACGTATGGCTATGGCTGGGGTACGAATACTTTCGGTGGAACAACCACGCCAACGGTTTCTACTACTTTAAATGGAGCATTACTGAATGATACTTATGGAACCGGTGGATCTGGAACGGATATTGTTTTAACAGATGCCACTTCTTTTACTTCTTCTGGAACGATTTTAGTAGAAAGCGAACTGATTACCTATACGGGCATTACCAGCAATACTTTAAACGGAATTACACGGGGAACCAACGGAACCTCAACGGCAGCTCATTCTAATGGAGTCACTACTTACGATGCTACCACCTATGTCGGATGGGGCAGTGCGAGTTCTTCTTCTAATATTATCATTGAACCAGCCCAATGGAGACTTATAAATTATGGCGAAAATCTATTGGCTTTAGTTCATAATAAAAAAATATTTCAATGGGTCCCTTCTTTACCGAATTTAAGTGTCCGAGCTGTTTTAGTAACAGGTTCAGAAGTTCCAACCGCTTCAAGAGACATGGTTCTTTCAACTCCCGATCGTCATTTAATTACAATTGGAACAGAAACCACTTTGCAAACCGCCGCGAGTCAAGATGATATGTTTGTCCGGTGGTCGAATCAGGAATCTACAACGGTCTGGACTCCAACCGCTACGAACACAGCCGGTAGTCAACGACTAACCGATGGTTCTAAATTACTAGGTGCTATTGTAGGAAAAAGTGCCGTCTATATTTGGTCGGATACAGCCATGTATACCATGAAGTTTATCGGCCAGCCTTTTACCTTTGGTTTTACGCAAGTTGGAACGAACTGTGGAATGTCGAGTCAACACGCAGCTGCGGAAGTTGATGGAATTGCCTATTGGATGGGACCCACCGGATTTTATAAATTTGATGGAGGTCGTGTTCATACGATGCCGTGTTTAGTCGAAGACTATGTGTTCGAAGATATTAATGCAAACGCCAACCAACAGATTCATGTAGCCGTTAACGCTTTATTTGGAGAGATCACTTGGTTTTATCCAAGTAGTGGGTCCAGTTATGTTGACCGATCGGTGACTTATAATTATTTAGAATCTACACCCGATAAACCGATCTGGACGACTTCTTCTTTAGCTCGTACAACTTGGAGTATTGAAGGTGTTTTTAGCAAACCTCATGCGACTGAATTCAAGAGTGCGGTGGCTCCCACTAAACCTACCGTCGTAGGCATTTCGAATGGAGCCAGCTATTATTGGGAACAAGAAAAAGGAACCGATGAAGTTTTTACGACAGGATCAACGAATGCGATTGCCGCTTATATTGAATCCGGAGACTATGATCTTGGAGGACCTGAAGGAGAACAAGGAGAAGGAGAATTTATGATGCGTATTAGTCGTATCGTTCCTGACTACGGAGCTCAAACAGGAGACTCGAGAGTTACATTAAACACGAAAGCTTTTCCGAGCAGTAGTGCAGTGACCACCAACTATACGGCCACGACTTCTACCTCTCAAATTTTTACTCGTGCACGTGCACGACAGATTGCTTTAAAAATAGGCAATACCAGTACGGGACAGACCTGGCGAATGGGTACGTTCCGATTAGATATTCACCCAGGAGGAAGACGATAATGGCTAAAATTTCTGAAGTAGTTGCAGCAATCATCGGACCTGATTTTGATCCGATCAATGTACAAGGACTTGCTGATAATGTAGGATCCGTTGTACAAAAACTTAACACAACCTATCAACAACAACTAACAGATGAGCTTGAAGCTTTTAACTTATTCATGAATTAACGATGGCAAACAAATATATTAACAAAGCATTTGATTTAAGTACCACCGGAGCCACGACGATCTATACCGTCCCAGCGGAAACAGTTGCGATTGTTAAAGCTATACAAGGTTTTAATGATACGGCCAGTGCGGTTACCATCACGATGTCTTTTACCGATGCTAGTGCTTCAACTACTTATGACATTGGTTATGCTTCGAGTAGTACCGTTCAACAATTTAGTTTACTCACCGACAGTCTCTTGGTGCTAGAAGAAAGCGACGTGTTAAAGCTCACAGCCAGTGCCGGGACTCAAGTGACTGGGGTAGCCAGTATATTAGAACAGGATAGAAATTAATGACAACCGTAAAAATTAATGGTGAAGACGTTCCGGTGGTTGACGCCAAGGTCATAACGACCATAAAGAATAAGAAAACCGGGGTTATTTATAAGGACGAGGAGGAATGGAAAGCTTTGAACATACCCGTGGAAGACATCCGAAGAGATGTATTAGTTAAGATGCCAAGGCTTGATTTGTTTGCGAAAACAAAGTAATAATAAATATATTCTCAGGTGCAATCCCTGCTCTTTTACTATACATTGCAAAATAGGAAATTATGACAAAATCGAACGGAATTAAATCACTCAAACAAGCAGCTAAACTGCTTAATAGACATGCTCCTGATGGTGAATCATTAGCCTATATCAATCCTGACGAAGGACGTCTTCTAAAAGCTCATGGAGGTTCTGGCATCATGACAGTTGCTGGAGTACCTTCTTATAACTGGTTTACGGATGCTGTTGGCTGGGTAAAAGATAAAGCTGTGGACTATTTTTCAGATGGAGATCCTGTTAAAGATGCAGGAGGTGTAAAAGAATGGGGAAGCTGGGTTGGTGGAGATGATAAGCAAAGTAATTTTATATCCGATCTAGCTAAAGGAGTTGGAAAAGGAATTCTAAAA